AACACGACAACTTGTTACTGAGGGGTTGTTATCACAACGTCCTCAATACGGCCGTATGAATTTCTTTTTCTATGATGCAAAAGGAAAGAATGAACTACCATATTGGGATAGGTTTCCACTAGTATTGCCGATTGGAGTGACGCCACAACAAGAAGGATTTATTGGTCTAAACTTTCATTATCTATCAATACCAATGAGACTAAAACTATTGAATGTTGTTGCTCAATATTCCACAGACAATGAAATGAATGAGGATACAAGAATTAGATTGACATGGAATCGTATTAAGAGAAATCCATTAGTCAAGCCAACAGTTAAAAGATACCTTGCAAGTCATGTGCAGTCACGTTTTCGTGCTATCACAGCAGAAGAGATGATGGCAGCAGTTCTACTACCAGTACAGAGATTTGTGCCTAGAGGTGTTGAAAATAAGGTGTATGCAGATTCTAGAAGAGCTGCAAACCAAAGGAGACCATAATGTCATTTTTAAACGAATTTATTGCAAACTTCGATCAATATGGTGGTGCAGCATATCTAAACAGATTTGAGTGTCTTATCATATCACCGTTTGAAGCAAACCCAAGTATTACCACTGATAGGTTTGTTTCTTTCAAAGTTGTTTCAGTAACATTCCCTGGCAAGAACATCAGAACAGTAACAAATGAAAACATCTATGGCCCGACACATGAAATGGCACAAGGATTGACTTATGCAGAGTCCGTTTCGTTTACATTTTATCTATCTGGACAGCACGTTGAAAGACAATACTTTTTAAACTGGATGGACTTCATTTACAAACCAGATACATATAATCTAGAATACTATGATAACTATAAAAGAAATATACAATTGTATCAATTAGACAGAGGTGATAAAAGGGTTTCTGGTTTGAAACTTTTAGATTGTTATCCAAAAACATTGGGTGCAATTGAATACGCACAAGACAGTGGAGATATAGGTACTATTGATGTTGAGTTTGCGTTTAAAGAACATCATATGACAGATGGCAATGGACAAGAACTAACTTCACAAAATATACCAAGAGTAAGTACTAGAACTGGAAATGAAGGCAGACGTTCTTTTGCAGCTTCAGAAAGTGGTACATTTACTGATTTTTAATAATGCACAATAGGAGATAAATTATGGCATTACCAAAACTCGCTTCGGCGAAATATGAATTGACGCTTCCTTCAACTGGTGAAAAAGTTGAATACCGTCCGTTCCTCGTAAAAGAGGAAAAGATTTTGATGTTAGCCCAACAAAGTGGCGCACAAGCAGACATTCTTAGAGCAGTAGAAGATATTGTTCATGCTTGTACATTTGAAAAAGTAGATTCCAAGAAAGTTCCTTTCTTTGATTTGGAATATATTTTTCTGCAATTGAGAGCCAAATCAATTGGGGAGATATCAACAGTTTCAGTTTTGTGTCCAGATGATGGCAAAACTAGAGTTCCAGTTGATATTAATCTGGAAGAAATTCAATGTCACAAAGAATTGGGGCATGATAACAATATTAAAATTACCGATTCTATTGGTATAGTGATGGACTATCCTAGAGTTGAAAATATATCAGTTATTGATGAAAATCTTGGAGAAGCAGAAACAGCATTTTCCATGATTAAATCTTGTATCAGACAAGTCTACGATAGTGAGAATGTACATGATAGAAATGATATGGATGACAAAGAATTGGATGAATTTATCGGTTCAATGACACACGATCAATTCGTTAAAATTCAAGACTTTTTTAATACAATGCCTAAAGTGAAACACTCTGTTAAAGTTAAAAACCCAAACACTAATGTAGAAAGTGAAGTTGTGCTTGAAGGATTGAATACTTTTTTTTAGTAGCCCTCTCCCACAATAACTTAGAAAACTATTTTAGATTAAATTTTGGGTTGATGCAACACCACAAGTATTCTTTAACAGAGATAGAAAATATGATACCGTGGGAGAGGGATGTATATGTTTCCCTATTACTTCAACATCTTGAAGATGAGAACATGAAGAATCGCCACGCACAAATGAATAGGAAACAATAAATATCACTGAGGAGAGTAATTGTGGCTGAAGAGAAAGAGAAAAAAACTGTTACCGTTGATGCAGAGGTAGCAAAAAAAGATACTAATGGTGATGGACACATCTCACAAGAAGAGATGGAGATGGATTTGGAATTTAAAAGAAAAGAACTAGAAGATGCTGACGCAAGAAGAGATGCTATGCGTCAAATGGCATGGTTCTCTTTATTTGGTATGTTACTATATCCTTTTGCAGTTGTTATTGCAAATTGGATTGGACTTGATCAAGCGTCTAAGATACTTGGTGACATGGCCGCAACATATTTTGTTTCAGTTGCTGCAATTGTTATGGGTTTCTTTGGTGCAAATGCATACGCAGATAAAAAGAAATAAGGTAAATTAAATGGCACAGACATTTGAAGAAGTTGTAGAACAATTACAAAATGTTAATGAAAATACTAACAAACTTGTAAAATTATCTAAAGAAAATGAAATATCCTCTATAACTGAGGGAACTGGAAGTATTCTTAAAGATGATTTGAAAGAAGGTTTTAGTGATCTTATTGGAACTATAACTGGCCCTCTAAAATCAATTGCTGACTCTGTGCAAAAAACAGATAAACTTGTAAAAATAACTAAGAATACTAGTACCAATACTATCAAAACATTTAAAGAAAATAGAAAAGAAACCAAGTTAGATAAAAAAGAAAATAAAAGATCCTCTATAACTGGGGGAACTGGAACTATTCTCAAAGATGATTTGAAAGAAGGTTTTAATGACATTGTTAAAACTGTAACCAGCCCTCTAAAAGCATTTGCTGACTCTGTGCCTGGCTTGGGTACTCTTGGAAAAATAACTAAGAATATTAGTTCTAATGCTATCAAAACATTTAAAGAAAATAGAAAAGAAACCAAGTTAGATAAAAAAGAACATAAAGAGACTGTTCTAGAACAACAGGAAACTCAAGAAACTGTTGAGGAAAATGTTGCACTTCAGACTCCTATGGCAACTGCCCTTGCAGAAATTAACGAGAACACTCGTAGAATGGCAGACTCTTTGGCAATGCAAGGCGATCCAGATGAATTGACTGCTGGTGAAGTTGAAAAGAACAGAGAAGAAGCCCGAGCTCAACAGAAACAAACTGATGTACTGAAACAAGTTGTAGAGAATACAGAAAATCTTGAAAATCTGCCTGATGGTAAAAAAGAAAAAAAGGGTGGTATTTTTGGTGGTTTCTTAGGTAGTATTCTGAGAATGAAGGCTGTAATAACGACTATTGTAACCGTAATTACTGCTACTGTTATTCCAGCTATTACAGCATTCGCCGCTGCAATCGCACCTTTTGCTCTTATCATTGCCGGAGTTATTGCTGGTATCATTGCTGCTATTGGATTCATTAAAGGATTTATGGAAGGGTTTGATGTAGGAGGCATCTTTGGTGGTCTCAAAGAAGGATTGATGAAACTCTTCGATTGGTTCATTGCACTACCTCTTAACATACTTAAAGATATCACTGTTTGGGCGTTGAATGCTCTTGGTATGGAAAATCTTGCATCAGCACTAGATGCATTTCCACTAGTAGAATCTCTAAGAAAAATGTTCTCTTTTATTGTTGACTTGTTTGTTGTTCCTATTGGATTTGTAATTAAAACAATTGGGGGAATCTTTGGTGGAATATTTGAAATAATTATGGCTCCAATCAGAGCTTTCGGTACAGCAATAATGGCAGTATTTGAAAATATTGATAATATCTTTGGTGGAATTATGATGATTTTCAGTGGAGATATTGTAGGTGGATTTAAAGCAATTTGGGATGGAATTAAAAATCTTATAATGGTGCCAATAAACTTTGTTGTTGATACTGTTAAAGGTATCTTTGGTGGAGTATTTGATATTCTCATGGCGCCATTTAATGCACTTAAAGGTGCAATAGGATATATCTTTGGCCCACAGTCTGCACTTGGTGGAGTGTATACATTCTTGGCAGATATGTTTAGTGGATTGTTTGATCTCATAACATTACCATTCAGAAAAGTGTGGGAATTTGTATCTATGATATTCACTGATCCTCTTGCCGCACTTCAATCATTGTGGAATGGTTTAACAGGCGGAGTTGCTAATCTATTGGGATTGATTACAATGCCAATTGATGCTGCAATCAATTGGGTTATGGGTCTGTTTGGATTTGGTGATCCAGATAAACCATTCAGTCTATTAGGATTGGTTGGTGATGCTGTTGGAAGTATTTGGGAATGGTTCAAAGGTTTGTTTTCTTTTGATCCTTCTGGACTCATGGACGGATTGTTCTCTATTGGAAGAATTATGAAAGGTCTTGCCAAAGGTGGATGGGCCGCTGTTAAAGCGATGTTGCCTGGGGGCGAAAGTCCAGGCGAGGCATTCAGTAGAGTTTATAATGAAGTTACTTCTGGTGGTGAGGGCAAGATGCCTACTGAACAGATGGAAAGTGAAGAAGGCGATATGTCTGATCCAGCACCAACTATGTCTGCTGATCAGGCGGCCGCAGTTAAAGCAAAGATGGATGAGATTCGTGATAGAATTGAAAGATCAAATTCTGGCGAAAATGTCTATACTGGGCCGGATGCAATTGGTAGAAGTGCTGATCTTATAAAACTAAAAATGATGGAAAGGGAGTTTTCAAAATATAATGTTGAAGAAGCTCCTACAACTCAAACAGCACAGGCACAAACAGAAACACAAAGTGTTTCTCCAGAAGTTCAGTCTATTGATGAGCAACTTGCAAAGGTACAATCACAAAGAGAAGAACTAAAGGAAAAATCTGAAAGTACGCCAAAATACAAAAGATTAGAACAGAGAAGAATAAAAGATGCTGATAGACAGTTAGCAGCACAAGAGAAAAAGTTACTTGAACAAAAATCAAATTTAACTGCTACAGAGCCAACATATCCTACAAAAATGCAATATGGATATGTTGCACAGTCAGCAGAAAAGGTTTTCTATAAGTACAATCCAGACGGCAGTATAACAGTTCCAGAAAACCAAACTAGGGCCGCTTTAGAGTATGGATTTATTGGTGGAGAGAAAGCAAACGTACAACCTGTTCCAGAAAGTTCTGCAACTATTCAGAAAACAAATGCACTGAATAAACAAAATATGACTGCATCAGAAATTTCTAGAGAGTACATGAATACTGGTGGTACTACAACAATAGTCAATGCACCAAATAATTCTACTAATGTTACTGGTGGTAGCCGTGGGGGAAGCACTATTATTCCAACTTCAATGTCAGACAATAGTTCTGCATCTAAGGCAGCTGCCGTTAATCATTAATGATCGTAGATGTTAGGCCCGTCTTTGACATAGACAGGTTTGCAGTATGCAGTAATTCTATCTTTAGGATCTACTCTACTAGAGTATGAATAATTGCCATACTGTCTTGGTATTGCTTTCGCATAATATTGACATACATCAATACTTCTAAAATACATAGGATTGGGTTGCACTTGTCTAGACTCACCCACACCCAAAACAACCACTAACATAAATGCGTGTATCACTTCTTATTTGCCCTTTTTTAGAGTATCTTCCAAACTTTTCATCATTTCCTCAATCATAGGTGTGCTTTTGTTTGGTTCATAAATGCATTTTATAACTCTAGGGCAATATTCAAATCTATCTATGAATACTGTATCACTGGTATTGTTTGCCCCAAGATATATACAGATTTTTTGTGTTAAAACTATTTTTCTTTTTGCCAATCGACAAGTGATGAGTTGTACATCTTTTTCCTTATTGCCGTTGTAAGTCCTGCCCTTTGAATCCGCTTCCGAAATTGGTATTGTTATTAGCATCATGGATGCTACTATTAAGTTCAGCATTTTTTCTTTTGATTTTCCACTCAGTATCAGCAATTCGTAGTTTTAGGCTACGAATAAGTTTTTCTTCTTCTGTCTCTGGAATATGTGGTGGATTGTTTACTTTATCATCCATCCACGCTACATAAAATAACGTACCAATTAAATATGTTATGATAACAATCAATGCGATTAACATTAGTAACCTCTGTTTGCTTTATACTCTATTAACCACCAAGCACCACCAACAAGAATTGCAGCACAAAGACCAATCAACAACACGATAGCAATAGTTTCAAAAACTTTTCTCTGTCTTTCTTGTTGATCGTAGATTGCTTGCTGTCTCTTCTTACGAATCTCTGCTTCCATGCGTAGAAGTTCATCCCATGCAGAAGGCCCTCGTGTCCAAGAAATCAATTTCTTGAGTTCATCACGCATATCCTCTGCCTTCTTCTTTGCCATGAAGGCTTGCATAGCCTCTTCTTCGACTGAACCAGCATTAAATATTTTTTTGAATAGGGGTGGTTTCTTGGCGTATTCGTCTGCCTTCTTGAGGTCAGACATAGCGCCCATCCAGCGTCCAAGGTCTGAGCCCATAGATTCAACATCTCGGCCGACTTCAAAACCTTTTTTGATAAGATTAAATGCACTCGTGGCAGTCGCCAGAGCGGTAATTGGATCTATCATTTGTATTTCCTTGTTGTGTTACAAATGATAAGGAATAGTATTGTTTTCTTCTCAACTCACAATACTATTTATAAGGATGGATTAATCAGTGATATTAAATTTTAAATTTTCGTGATCTGGATAGTTGACTACTACAGGGCCTTCTGGACATTCATAGTCAATATGTGCAAGTAGAGTTGCTTCACCCTTTGGTATCATGTCGATGTGTTCTTCATTTATACTAAATGAAAAACCAAACTTATCTATCTTGTCACTAGCGGGGCCTGAGAACTTTGCAATACTAGGGGTTGCAGTGTGAACCATATATTTACTGTCTTTGACTTCAAGTCTAAATCCAGTAACTTTACAGTCATCTCTGTGTTTTTCTCTTGCAACGATAACATCAAAAGAACCATCTTTTGGGCCATCTGAAATTGTGAAATATTCTGGCGCCCAAGTAAGAATATCCTTACTTTCAATTTTATCCCATAAAGTATACCCTCCACCAATCAATGCAAGACTGGCAGTGACTACACCAATACCTTTGGTAATGTTCTCTAAATCGAAACTAATCATGTATCTATTTATAAAAAAAGGGAGACACCATTTCTGATGCCTCCCACTTCTTTCTAATTAGTAGTCTTTTTATGTGGTGTTACGACTCAGAGAGACTTACTGCACAAAGGACTTTACTACTATACCTTATTCATTCGCCAACTTTTCAAAGTATGACATTGCGTCATCATCATCGTCATCCACTGATGCCATAGCAGGAGCAGGTTCAGACTTAAAGGTTGGTGTGAATGGTACTTCATCTTCTTCTGCCATTGCAGCAGCAGTTTTTGTTGCAACAACAGTTCCAGATAGAACTGCATCCAAACGAGTTTTCAATTCATCATATGATTTGAAACTGCTGGGTGCATTGAACTCTGCAAGAGAGTGTTCTGCATTATAAATTGCTTCAAGTTCCTCATCTGATGATTTCAGTTGAGAAGTGCTCTCAAAGCCAGACTTATCATAGTTCCAGTAACCGTCTACTTTACGAATCTTCAACATGAAGTTTGCACCTTCCCACAAATCAAATGGGTTGATTGGTTTTTCATCTGGAAACTCTGGTTGCATTGCTTCCATGAGTTTGTCAAAGATTTTCTTACCAAACTTGTACAACATCACCTTACCGTTGTTTTCTGGATTCATTCGATCCTCAACAACATAGATGTTTGCATAGTATGAGAGTTTACGCTTTTGTTTACGAGCGATTTCTTTATCACTCTCCACACCAGAGTTCCACAGTTGAGTATTGTACTCACTCACTGGGTCTTTCTGATTGAGTGTGGTAAGAGAGTTCTCAATATACCACTGTCCAGTTGGGCCTTGGAATGCATGATTCCAAACTCGTACCCAAGGCATCTCCTCACCCTTTGGTGCTGGTAGGAATCGGATTACTGCGTAACCGTTGCCTGCCTTGTCAACATTGGGTTTCCAGAGCCGTTCGTCAACGTATGACTTCTTTTCGGTTGTAGGGGAATCGTCCTTTTGGACTTGTTGAAGTAGTTTATCCAGAGAGTTCTGGTTTCTTAGTGCTGAAATAGACATATGTTTCTCCTTATGTGTATATGTTCCGTATGTTTAAGTATTTCACATTATTCATTATATAATAGTATATATAATACTACATCATCCAACCAAAGTCAAGAGATAAATCTAAATTTTCTAGTTCGATGTACTGTAGATTATCGCAGTCTTTCCACTCTTCAACGAACTGACAAGTATTATCAGTTCCAAGTGGAGCAGGGTTCACTTTCCAAAACCTGACTTCAGGATATGCCAGAAAGTTCTGTTTATGTTGTTCTATCCAATTTACAGATGGGGTGACAGCTGCACTATCTGATAGATAATTATCTGTTCCCTTATATAAATTATTGATAGTACCTGTCTTACTACCCAAATCAAAACCAATTAGAAATACATCTAAGGGGTCGTGATTTTCAATAGCAAGTCTTACTGCGATTGGGCCTGCACTCCAACCACCGTATTCTTCTGATATGATATGAACCTCATCATTTTCTTCAACCCATGTAATCCATCTATGATGTTTTGACAACAATTCATCAATAGTATTTTTGTCAGAACCAAGTTTTACATGATATTCAAAAAGTTGTTTCATCTGATTTGGGTCAGTACCATTTAGAACGAATTCTTTTCTGCCTCTTTTATCATTAGTGATAGTAAAACCCTCTTCATCCCACATTGTTCCTTCTACTATCATCTCATACATATCGCCAGGCAGTTTACTCCATGAACGAAAATAACATTTGTTTTTTAATGCATATCCAGATTCATAAACCTCATGCATCATTCCACCATCAACACAAATTAGTGCATCTGGTGTGAAATCACGATAAAGAGCATTACAGCCATAGACTACACCTTTTGTTTTAAGATCGTCTAAGTCTACACTCTTTCGTGATTCACCA